GAGCGCGGTGAAACCCGCGTCGGTAACTTCTTCTTTAAGATAGAAGGCGACCACATTAAGATTCAGGACCTTAACGGCCTTATGTCGTTCCGCGTGCCGCGTAAACGCATGGCTATCGGCGTATGGCTGGAAAACACGCTCAATCGCGGGGCCGAAGGCGAGGAAACCCTCAAAGCCTACGCGGCTACTATCTGGACCTTCCTTGCACTTGTGCCGGACCAAGAGGCGCTCGGCGGGATTCTGGAGCTTACCAAAGACGCTATGCAGCGTCACCCGGATTGGTACGGCTACAAGCCCAGCGACGACGAAAAGGCCAATGCCGAAGCCGCCCAGGAAGTCAAGGAAATGACCGAACTCGAACAAAGCCTCGCACAGCCAGCCTCCGAGGAAAAGCCCAAGCGAAAAAGAAAGACCTCCCATGCCGCCAAAAGCGAATAGCACGTTTCACTATTGCGGCTACAAACACCACGTCGTTATGACCCTTGAGGACGGCGGCGAGGCGTTTGTGGTCGTGAAGTACTACGGGAAACATAAACGCTGGTGGCATTACGAAGTGTGGTCGCTTTTCGAGTACAATCTTAAAGTAAACGCGAAAAGAAACCTATAAATTTTCTCCAATACTTGTTGATTTTTATAGGTTTTTCTATCTTTGTAAGGAACTTTCTTGTTCAGCTGTAACATTGATACACTACGAGCCCTCCGTTGTGAAAACGCGGGGCTTTTTCTTATTCCAATCATTACGAAAAAAGCCTCCCGTTTCCAGGAGGCCAAATCTTTGAGTTATTTATAGGCTCACGCCTAACGGGTGCAAATTTAATGAATTTTCGCTTTTAAACGCAAAAAAGTGAAGATTTCCTCGTTTAATTTGCGAAATAAGCAATAAATCGCAATTTTGGTAGGATTAAATCGGCTCCGTCGCGTGTTTAACCTCCCGGAGCTGGATTCCGTGGAAGTAGAGCATCATCTTTCGCTTAATCGGGTACTTTTCATCGGGGAACCCCTTGCAATCCTCGACCACGATAGCGCCGTCCTTCATATAGACATAATCGGCAACATAAGTCACCGGCCGCTCAATGAGCTTCTGCACGACCTTTTCTTTGGTCTTTAATTTCTTGACTACGGGCCGATATTGTGCGGGGAGTAGCGGGAACTCAACTTGCTTACGAAGTTCGCTAATTTCACCTTTTTGGGCCGCTTCTTTGAGAATCAGCCAGCGATTGTATTCCAGCTTTGACGCAAACTCCCCTTCCGGTGTGACAATCTTTTTGTTTCCGTATTTTCTGCGTGTTATCATATCTCCATAGGTTCAAAGAAATACTCCGGGTAGCATTGACAGCGCGGGTGCGGCCGCTCGAACGGCGTTTCGATAGGGATTTTCTTGCCGCAAAGCGAGTCGCATTCGGGGCAGTCGAAGCTGGAGCCCCGGTGGCGCACATAGTACAAAGCCCCGTTTGCCATAGCGTCCACCCATTCCGCGTATCTGGCCGAATCTATAATCAAATCGGCCCCAATGAGCGAAAGCTGATTGTAGATATTCAGCGCATAGCCGGAACCCCAGCCAAAGCGCTTAATACCGGCCTCCCGCCAAAGCGGAGAAAGAAACGGATTGTTCATGTACCGGGAAATCAGCACGCGCAAATAGCCCTTTGTGTAGTTCTTTGCGAGCGCCAGACTCACCCAGACAGAAAGAAGGTCCAAAAGGTGCTCTCCGGCAAGGTCAAAGCTCAAACCGGCCCCACTTTCGGAAAGCGCTGTTTCAAAAGACACTTCCTCGTCGGCGTAGTCCAGCGAGTCGGTAATCAGCGTGTATGCAATCTTCCTCGCGTCCTCAATACAGCCGTCCGAGAGCTGAACACAGTAGCGTAGCGCCTCTTTGTAGAGCGTTTCGTCTGCGTCAAAGGAAAAATCCGCGCCCAGGTGCTTATACTTCCACGCCAGCTCCAGAAGAGCCGCCAGCGCGTCGTTAAATCGCTTTTTCGACGCACCGGCGAACTCGTCTAAAGAGGCGTTAATCTTGTGGTGGTTAAGCATTTGTCCTGCTTGCGGTTACGGTATTGTTCTTGATTTGCTGTGCGGTCACTTGCGCAGCGGCCACAGCCTCGTCATGGGCCTCCTGCAGGAGCCGGTTAACTTCGTCCGGCGAGGAATAGCCAATGTTGTAGGCGATTTCCGTTGCGGTCTTGCGGGACATGGCCCCGGCGGCAACAAGCTGCTGAATACCGGAAATAACGTCGTTTTCGGAAAGGAAAATGAACGGGTCCAGATAGGCTTTCACCTTGAACGAGTTGGCCTCGTTTGCCCGGTTTTCGGACGTGAAATAGGCGTACTTAAACAAACCAACAACGCCGTTGAGGAACTGCTGGTACTCGATAGAATCCGAAAGTGCTTTCAGGTAGGAATCCGCAAAGAGCATTTTCACGGTACGGGAGGACATATCAGCGCCAGACTTGATTTCGGGCGTTTCCACCGCGAACGAGCCTCGCATGATATTCTTTTCCATGATTTCCAGCTGCTTTGCAAAAGCGCCGTCAGCGCCCTGCGCGGGCTCCAGGAATCCAACCTTTGCGTTCGGGTCGATAGAGTCAATACGGTTCGGAGTGCCGTCCGTATTCGTCATGACCTCCATATCGCCGCCCAGCGTGTAAAGGATTCGAAGGGCATAGGCGGCGTTGTTTTCGCTGAATTGGGAAATACCGACCTCGTAACCGTCGATAATCCCCTGCGACGCGCTCCAGACGGGGCCGGTATCGCGCCGATGATATTTCACGGGAATATCCGGGAACCCGTGCTGCTGTGGCTCGCCTTCAATCTCCCAGCCCTCGCCGTCAACCTTCTTGCGATAGGTAACAAAGCTGGTACGGTCGATTACGTCCAAGTACTCGTGCGTGTTGCCGTCCCAATCTTCCTGAAAGTATCTGCGGCCGAGAAGCGCCAGCTTCCCGGTTAGCGAATCGTAGTGCGGATAAAGGGTGTCGCCACGGTTGTAAGAGAACACTCGCCAGCCGGGCTTCCCGTTGTCGAGATAGACGTAAACCGCCACGTCGCCAATCTTGTAATCCTCCTCAATCGCCTCGTTAATGGCAACCTCCATATCGTACTCCTCCCAGCCCTCGCGGAAGAAGGCCAGCGTGTCAATCATTTTTTGATTGGTGGCCCCGGAAATCAGCTTCATGCCGATATTGTTGCCAAGCAGGGCCTCCTTGCGCTTTGTCAAGATGCGTTCCTGGAACCCGATAGCAATACGGCTCCGTACTTTTGCTTGATAAGCGCCGGTTTCCTTGTTGACGTAAAGGGTATTCGGATAGTATTTAAGGTGGTTAATCTTGTGAGAGGTCGGATAGAACTCGCGGTAAAAGTCAGCCTGCGTCCGGAGCTCATGCTGTACGTTCTCGATAGTCTGAACGTAGGGAGTGGCCGGGTTGATTATCGGAGTAGTGCCAATAACCCCGGGAGGAATAGGAACGGAAAATGGCTTTTTCCGCATGATTTGTTCGGGTGTCATAGCCCCGATAGTCGGAGTAAGTCGCATGGTATATCTTGTTTAAAGTATTAACTAAAAAAGCTCCAGTCACCCCTTCGGACTCGCCGTGTGGCTTTTGCGTTGTCTGCACGGTCAACCGCGTAGAGCAAAGCCTCGATAAAGTCCGGGGAATGACCCAGAAGGGCAATCATATCCTTCTTTTTAATTAACGACCGGGGGCTCTCATTCTCAATCCATTTCAGTACGATGCGCTCTTGCATGAGCCGCTCTTCGATAGAGAACGGCACGCGCTTATCCATGAAGATTCTACGGAGCACGTTTTCCTCAATCGACATTTCGCCGTTTTGGATTTTCTCAATGAGAATACCGGCACATTCCGATTTGCGCTTCGTGTATGCTGTTTTGTCCCTGGCCGGACCCTTATTATCAAATGCGTGCGCGTGGCGCAAATCCTCGGACTGACGGAGCCAGTTGCCAACGCCGTTAACGTCGTAAGCGAAATCTTCCTCCGCAACGCCGTTGCGTTCAAGGAAAGCCTTGATGCGCGGCACAACGTCCTCTGCGGTAACGTATTTCAGCGCCTCTACGTCGATTATGTGCCAGCCGTCCATAGCCCACAGCACAAGCCAGTCGCCGCGAAGGGCAATATCGCCGCCAGCGACCTTGCGGCCATTCACCTGCGGGGCGTTTTGGAAAAACTTATACATATCCCCGGCGGTTATGAGCGAGCCGGTGTCGTCAATATCCCGCCAAACGCCCCTAATATCGTTTATAACGGCCTTTGAGCCGCCGGACGATATTCGGTTCATATATTTGGGGTCGGAGGCTTGTAGAATCTTATTCTCGCCAAATTCGCCGTCAATAAAAGTCAAAGAGGTAATGAACTCCTTGTAGTCCCGGTCTGGGTTGTCGGTAAGCGACTTGATTTTGTTCCGGGCGTTTGGATTCCGGTAAACCTCTTCCGGCGTGTCGCCCCATGCTATTTCGGTCACGTCCTCTCCGTATCGGCAGAAGTAGCGAATCTTCCCCGAGCGGGCCGGTATCGCCTCGTCCGTTTCCGGGTCAATCCACCAATCCAGGAGCCAGCGTAGTTTGTTGGACTTGCCAACGGGGTTGCACGTGCAGATGAATCTGGCCGGGAGGCCGGCGGTCGAACGGTTAGAACCCATGAGGTCAAAAATCACGTTCAGGTTGTCGCGCGTAAACTCGGCCAGCTCCTCAATAACGATATATGGCATTTCCGCGCCACGGAAACGGTCTTTTACGGCTTTGAGGTCCGCAAGATGCTCCATTTTCATTGTGGCCCCGGACCCGCCAAAGAACTTTGCTTCAAAGGACGTATCGGCAAACGTGGCAAAGCCGCGGAAGATAGGCTTACAAGATTTCCAAATACCACGCTTTACGTCGTTTTCAAGGCGACGAAAGCCATACATATTAACGTCCGGGTTTTCCGCATAGTAGAGCGCCCCTATAAGGCTTATGGCCGTTTTGCCAGCGCCTCGCTTGCCGCCGCAAATAGTAATATCGGCTTTGCTGGTGAGCACCTTTTCCTGAAACCCCTCTTGCGGTATCAGGTCCCAAATTCGTTTGCCGAGGCGTTTTTGTTCAAGATTGGTTCGCCGGATTTCCTGCGCGAAGTCATAGGAATATACCTCGAGTCCGTATTTCGCAAAAACGGGGTCGAGGTATTTCTTTTCGTCTATGAGGACCGGCTCGCTCATTCTTTTGCAAAGATTGTAATTTGTTTTCAATACAAATCAATATTTATTGAAATGTATTGATTTTTTACCCTTATATTTGCCACGTATGGACGAAAAGAGCGCAAATACCGGTGTGCAGATTGTCTGCCCGCTTTGCAAGCAGACTTTTCCGGTACGAGTGCAAGAGCTCACGGGAAAGCTGCGGCTCTCGGTCCGTTGCCCTCATTGTAAGCGTATTAGCGAGCTTACGTTGAGCGATATAAAATAGCCAGCGCCATGAGCGCACAATAGAGGCCACCAGAGTTACATGATAACCGAATAGGCCCGGAGTAGAAATCCCGCGTGGGTTTCCGCTTCGGGTTTTTTGTATAACCCAAGTTCATTGAAAGCAAAATGAAACAAAAAATTATTGATGCGTTCAAGACGAAGTATTTGAGCTTTGGATTGAGCAACGAGGCTATTGACCGGATTGCCTCTGCATTGGAAAAGACAGTCACCAAAGAAGAGGAAATCGCAGAGGCTTTGGCAAAAGTCGATACGATGAACCTTATCGCAAGTGAGCTTCAAAAGATGCGTGACAAGGAGATTCAAACGCGAACCGACTTGCAGAACTCTTTTGATGATTACAAAAAGAAGCACCCCGAAAGCAATCCTGACCCGGACCCCGACCCGGACCCCAAAGAACCTGAATGGGCCAAAACGCTGCGCGAGCAGAACGAGAGAATCCTCGCCCGCCAGAAAGCGGACGACGATGCAAAAGCCCAAAAGGAACTTGTTGCCCGCCTCGAGGCTGGCTTGAAGAAGGCCGGTTGCGTAAATGCCGGAATCCTCGCCGGAGTTCTGAAAGGCGTTGCCCTTCAGAAAGACGAAACCGAGGACGCGGCAATCGAGAGGCTGAAGGGCGAGTACAACACCTCCCTGAAAGCAATCTTTGGCGACGGCCCTATTCCCCCGGCGGCAGGCGGTAGCGCTTTCGGTGACGCAAAGAACGCTCTTAACAAAAAGAACGAATTTCTGCGCCAGCAGGGGCTTCTCCCGAAATCCGAAAATGCACAGTAACCTTTAACACAAAGCACCATGCCTAAATTCAGCTCTTTCAACGCTTATGGCTCCGAGGCTAACGAAATCGGCCAGAGCCATGTTCCCGTTTGGCTGGGTGTGGTAGCCCCTCATGCGGTTGGTGGCACCCTTGCTACCGGCTTCTTGAAGAAGGGCCTCCGCATCCCCGCTGGTACGGGTGTGAACCTGACTGCGGGTGTCATTACCCCGCTCCTGACCTACAAGGTGGTAGACGTGATTGAGGAGTCCAGCGCCGTTGTTGGCGTGACTATCGACCCCAAAGAGTACGGCTTTGTTCCCGCTGTTGGCGAGTATCTGTTCCTTGTGAACAAGAGCGCTTTCGCCTCCAACGGTAGCCCCGCTGCAATCACCGCCGTTGCCCCCAACGCTTCCGACCCCGAGCTCCTGGACGTGACTGTTGACCTCTCCACCGCCGCCAAAGACGACGTTGTGGCCTTCGCACCCTCCAGCACCGCTCTTTCCGCGCCTAACGGCTACCTCTACAACGACATTTACCTCGGTGGAATCGAGGTCACTGCCGCCGCTATCAGCGCCAAGACTGTTGCCGCTACTGGCGCTGTCGTGGATTTCCACGGCGAGGGCCTGCTCGTTGAGCTTACCCCCTGCGCTGACATTGCCGCCGCAATGAAGGCTGCAGTCCCGAACGTAATCCAGGTGCTCGTCTAACCTTTTAAGAATAGGAGAAAAACACTATGGATACCTACCAGATTCAATTTTACGACCTGCTTTCCCGCGCCCTCGGTGCTGGCGAGAGCATTCAGTCCTTCCTGGACAACACTATGGCGCTGAAGTACAACGCCCTGCAGCTGGACGGTTTCACATTTGAGCCGTTCATGCAGACCGATTTCACCTACGAGCAGATTGTCGGCGAACTCGGCCTGAACGTCATGGCGCAGTACTACGACGTTGACTCCCCGGCTCTGCCCGACGGAACCCAGGGCTTCAAGTCCTACACCGGCAAGATTCCTCGCATGAAGAAGGTGGAATACTTCAACGAGGACAAACTCCGCAAGATGAAACTCGTTGAGGACCGCAAATCCTCCACGCCAGAGCAGATTGCGGAAATCGCCTATCAGCAGCTCTTCATCACCGTTGACAAGCTGATTGGCGGTCACACCAACGCCCTGACCTATCAGCGTCACCAGGCCGTTTCTACGGGTAAGTTCGTTATCAAC